TTGCTTTCCCCGGTAGTAACCACTTCGTTTGTCAACGAAATCCCCGATTTGTCAATTTGCTCACTTCGTCGGTGACGCTTTTCTCACGCGTCTGCGATCATAGTGCCGCATCGTCGTGCCCGGGTCTGCGTGTGCCGCAAAGTCGAACACGTCAGCCTCTCTGCGCTCGAGCTTTTCCGTGATCGCGACTGGTCGGCCGTCGTTAAGCGTGAAGTACGCCGAGTGTCCAGAGATCAGGTATACCGCTCGCTTCTTCAGGTCATCCCATTCCGCGCGTACCGCTGGGTCGAACGTCGCAATCCATGCGAATTGCGCATCTTGCCAAACGCTTCCCCACCCGCTGCGCGTGTAGGCTTGCCCCGTTCGATTTCCAAACAGAGCCATGCCGGGAATGCGGCGACCTTGTTGTGCGCGTTTGACGACCGTGCTCAGCCGAGGTGACCACGCTCGCAACTTCATTACCCTTTCCTCGCCGCGTTTCCGTTTGGCGCTTTCAACGATCACGCCGTCGTCCCGAACTCCTGAACGGTGAAACGGGCGAACCTCAGCCGCACGAAATCCGGTGAGATAGGCGAACATGGCCGCGCACCCCATCGTCTTGAAGGGGAGGTCTTGCCGGATGGCCCACAGGTAAAACCGTGTCACTTGGCTGGCCGTGACGTCGCGACGAACCACATCCGTCTCGTTCAGCATAAGCCCGACAAAAGGATTCACGTCGATCACTCCCCAGCGAACCGCATAGTTGCAGATCGTCTGCATGGCAGCCATGTCCTTGTTTGCGCTCGCCGGCGCACCAGCGGCGGCACGGGCGTCCAGGTATTGATAGCCGTGCAACATCTTGAGCGACGTCGGCGACATACGGCCGAAGAACTTCGTGAGGTTGGCATACCGCGACTTGCGAACGGCAATCCCGTCCTTGCTTTGATCGCGGTAATGTTTCGGGTCGTAGTCCTTCTGAAAGCGGTCGATCATGTCGCCCACCGAGCCGGCCACAATCTGTCCGGCTTGAATGTCCAGTGCGCGACGCTTTGCCGAAGACTCTGCGACACCTATGGCAGCCCTGTCACGAACCGGCGCAGTCGCCAGCGTCTCGCCGCGCCCGTCCGGATACAGGTAGACGAATGACACTTTCGTCACACCGGTTCGCTTATAGAGGCGTGGAACCGACGTCCGCTCCCTACGCGGTGGCGAAGGCTTGGAGATTCGGCGTTTCATCATGCTTTCTATCTTCAATTTCGTGTGCGATGCCCAACTTCTTGTCGCGGTATGCGCGCGCCACTTTGGGCAGCCCGTGGCTGTCGACCACGTAGCGCCAGCGGTGGCTGTCGAGCCATTTCATCATCATCGATCGCTGGTTCGGTTTGCATCCGATCAACTCGGCCAGTTCATGTGCGCTGAGGTAATTGTTCATCGCTCAGTTCTCCCTTGTTGCCAGCCACAAACACCCCTGCCAGTCATCCCAGAACACCTGACAGTCATCCAAGCTCGCGCCCCACGCCTCAGCAGCCTCGAAAGCGGCCACGATGGCCTTTTCGGGTTCGTCGTTAAGGATGTGGGCGATAGGTTGCCGCTCAGGAACCGCGATCCCCTTGCTGGTCCAATAGCGCTTCTCGTTCATCTCGTGTTCGGCAAAGTCCTTCGTGATGTACTTGCTCAGATACGCCGCCAGCTTATGGCGCAACCCTTTTTGCCGGAACGGGTTGGAAACTCGGACATAGCCGTTGTCCTCTCCAACGATTGAAATCCAGATCGCACGCAGCACCCGGTAGTTCTGGCGTCCCTTCACGGCGATGTGCAGATGCCACGCACCGCGCTTCTGGCGCTCGGGAACGGCGACATATTGGAAGTCGTGGAGCTTCGCCAAACGACGCCTGAGCTTGTCAAAATCGCGTTTGAGGCGGTCCTTGTCCTCCATGTTCTCCCGGTACGTCAGCGTGATCATGCGATCCGCGTGCACGGCTTTACAGCGCAATCTGACCTGCTGTTTAGCCCGTTTGGCTGCCACGAGCCGGTTGTCTTCCTTCTTCTCGGATTCGCCGCGCTTCGCTTTGGGCATCATGTGAAGCTGTTGTGCCCGCATATAGCGGTCGAACTGCGTCACTACGATCTCCAGTACCCCGTCTCCGAAGTCCCGGCCACCGATGAGGTACTCGCGACGGAAGGGATAATCACTTACACTCGTTTCAAGCATGGCAACTCCTGATTGTCGTGTTGATGTACAGGCCTCGAACCGTTCCTGCGGTCGGGGCCTTCCTTTTTTCGGGGGGAATGCTCTTGCCTTTGCTGGCGGGCCTTGCCGGGTGTTTGTACGTTAAGTGTTACTGATATAAATATAGGGGCGCGCTTCGCGCGCCCCCGCCGTCCTCGACCCTGCGGGCGGCGGGGGCGGCCGACGCGGCGCCCTTGCTGACATCTGCGCCACTTCACGCACAGCACTGACGGCAAAGCGGTTTTCAGTGAGGGGATGTACGGTTGACGCTGCGGCTTCGGCCGACGTCGGCGGTACTACCCGCTGCTCGGTCTCGCGGGGCGCGCTGAGTCGCGCGTCATCGGCCCCGACTTCGCGTTTCGGCTCGTGGGCACTTTCGGCTCCGGCATCGGCGTCGACACTCCCGACGCTAGGCTCCCTCACTCGCTCGACCTGGAGCATCAACAGGATTTCCGTGTTCGACGTGGCGTCGCTATGACTGTCGAGAAAGCGCGGCAGGAAGGCCAAGCCTGTGCGGTTATCGGTGCTCTTGTTGGTCGTGAGTCCGCCCATGAGGATCACGTCACCGTCATGCAGGCTGATTTCTGTGCTGACTTCTCGGGTGTTGAGCGTTGGCGAGTTGTTCACACCCGTTGTCGTTTTCACGAAGTCACTGATTTGCTGGGTAACTCGCAGATCGATGATTCGGTCTTTGACAGTTGGGGCTAGCTCGAAGATGACGCCTGACGAGTGGTATTCGACCGACTGCACCGGCTCGCCGCCACCGCGCGGATAGCTCACAGACTTGAGGATGGGTACCTTCTGGCCGACAGTGAGACGCCCCCTAGCTCCGGAGCGAATGCGCAGGTTCGGGCTGTTGATGACCTGAAAACGGGTGTCCTTCGCCAGCGCCGAGAAGATTGTGGAGAAGTCGCCCGCCTTGAGACGAATAGCGTTGCCGAACTTGTCTCCGTCGACTGTCACTTCGATCCCGAGTCCTTTCGAGAGCAGATCCAGCGCGAGTTGAAAGGCGGAACCACGTTCGGCGCTGTTGACCACCTCATACGCTGCCGCCCGCACACTGACCTCACCCATTGGGGTATCCAGTTGGGGCAGAAGGCGTTTGAGCGCGTCAATCTCGGTCGGCATGCCGTGAAATACCAGCGTGTCGCCATTTTGATCGATTAGCGATGCGGCAGAACCGGGCGTCACGTCGCCATTGATCCGGGCTTCGGCTGGCGCAGCAATCGAGCGGTTGACGGTGAATTGGCCGCGAAACAAAGGGCTAGCCAGCCGCGAGAGATAGGCGGTGTCGCGGTATTGCGGGTGATAAACGAGCGTATCGCGGTCTGGTTCAACCGCCGGATCGGCCTCTTGACGTTTGAATACGAAATCAACACCTGATCGCGCTTCCACACCGAAGCCGAGCGAGTCGAGAAACAGTTTGAGGAAGGTTTTCAGGTCGCCGTGCTTGGTGTCATAGCGAAACGAGATCAGCCGCTGGTCTTGCAGGACTTCGGGGGCAATGACATATGGCGTTTTGACGGCCTCGCCGTAGAGCAACGTAATGAGTTGCGAAACGCTGACAAGCTGGAAGTCGAATGTGCCCGCCGTCATTCTTCGTTGACGTGAACCAAGCGAGGTGATTTGCGCCTGCCGCCTTTGTTCGGCCTCAAGCAACGGACGAGACGAGTAGTCGAGCGGCGAGTATTCCTCTTGGTCTTTGAATCCGTTGAAGTCGATGGGGGCCGGAACGATTTCGTTTGCCAAACCGGGAAACGACAGCGTGAGCATGCCGAGCAAGAGCGTGAGCCTCATTGCATGCCCCCTGTGTACGTCGACGGCTTGCCACCCGACCAGACGGTGACGCGTTGGTCGTCAATGCTCCCGATTCGGGCGATGCCTTCGAGCAGGAAGGCAGACGGGGATTCCACGCGCAGCCGGCCGTCGTTGTTCACGACGACGACATAGCGGTCGTTGCCGACGCTGTAACTCCCAGCGATACGCCATTCGCCACTGAATGCGGGGCGTTCAGGTCGCATGTGTCCGGGGGCATCCTGCGCAGGGATCGTCTGATTGCCGCTGGACGAAACGGCTTGCGGTGGGGTAGTTCCGGTAATACCGCCAGTGAAGTAGCCAATCAGAAACCGGACGCTGGCAGTGCCCGCAGCGATCATTCCCACGACGGTGAACCAAAGCCGCTTGTTGAGCAGGATGTTTTGCCGCTTGTCGATGGCCCGCTCCTTCCCCTTGCCGCCTGCGTAGGACTGATAGAGGGGGAAGATGGCTTTCTTGTAGTGCTTCGTGAAGATGTCGACGCGATTTGCCTTGGCGATTTTGCTGCCCTCGTACAACTCGATGCGGTAGCTTCGGGTCAGGCCAAGTTCCTTTAACTTCTTCGTCACGAACGTCATTTCCACCACGGCGCGCAACTGGCGGTGCAAGTCGCCGATCGACTGGATCATGAGCGCGACGTCGCAAGCGATGCCCGTCTCCGGATGGACGTAATGCCGGTGCATCCGAAAAAATCGCATATGTTCGGGCTTGAGCTTGTTGCCGACAGACCAGAAATTCCACGCCTCATCAATCGCAACGAGATCGCCCGGCTTCACGATGGACGGAGCATCGGTGGCCGTCTCGTCTGGGAAAAAGCCATCACGTGTGACGTCGTCATTGGTCACGGGGACAATTTCGCCCAGCGTATCGGCATTGCCTTTGTGAACGTCGATGCAGTATTCGCGGATGAGGTCGGGCTGAATGCCATCAATGTTAGTCACGACACGCCGCCCGGCGACGACGGCTGGCACGATGACGCTGCTAACGACCTCATAGCTCTTGCCTGATCCCATCAGGCCCGTGTATGCGTTAATGGCCATCGCTCAGCCCAGCAGTGGAATACGACGAATCACAAACCTATTTCCCATCGCGGCGAGCACGATGGGCAAGCCTTGTGGAACCGCTAGCAATTCGAGCCAATACCAGACCCCGGGAGGGAGGCTGCCGAGTGCGCTAGCCAGGGCGTTCGCGTTGGGTAGCAGGCCGCTGCCTTTGAGCACATCAACGAACTCGGATGTGACGTACCAAAGCCCGAAGAACATGGCGAACTTGATGACCACCGAGCGGAAGACAAACTGCAACGCCGAGTTGAGCCCCGCTAGGAGAATTACGAAGAGATTCGACATAGTGACCTCAGGCAGCAAGAACGATGGTGGCCGCGATCAGCACGAACACGGCGAGCATGATCGACGTGATCATCGGACGGTACTTCTCAGCGAGGTCGCACATGGCATCCATGCGGATTCGTTTGTCAAACAGTTCGAAGGTCGGACGAGGACACTCCGCCGAGTACTTCGGCGTTTTCCAGTCAGTGAAGCCGGGCAGCATCTTCAGGATGGGGTCGAGGATCATTGCCGCCGTTGGAGGTTCTTCGAGCGTTGGTGTTGCAACCAGTGGGGCAGTGCCGAGATCCACCTTGACGGGATTGCCGACGTCGACCGTGGGGCGGTTGATGACGTTCACGTCCTTAACCAGTTGCGGATCTGATGGCGTTTTCGTGTCGGGCCTGATCTTCGATCCTGTCCCAGGATCTGTCGTCGGCTCGACCACTGTTTCCGTCTCTGTTTCGGTGCTGGTCTCCGGCTTGATCTTCTCGCGGATTACGACCTTTCGTTCCTGCGGAAGACTCGCGGGGCGGAATAGATCTTCGATACGGGGAACGGCTTCCGGGTTTGCCTTTGCCCAAGGCTCGACATCGGCAGTCGTCACCGGGTCTACGGTGCTATAGGGCAGTCCCTCATAGTCCGGGCGGGACGCCGCCTGCCGCCATGCGGAGTCCACGATCTTGGCGAGGGTCTCACTACCGATTCGCGCCCCCTGAATATCTTTCGGTACGCCGATATAGGCGCGCTCAAGGCTGTCGTACCAGTTCTGGGCGGTGCTGGGATACTCGCGTTCATAAAGGCGTTCGACGCCTCCTAGGCGCATGCCGCCCCATTTGCCAGACGCACCGAAGGCAAATATGTCTCGACTCTCGTTGATCGTTTTTTTCGATTGTGTGGGGCACTTCGGACCATTAGGAGCCTTGGGATCGCAGGGCAAATATTGCCAATCGACGACATCGATTGTGTAATCGACCATGACTCGAAGAACGTTCCCGTCCATGTCACGTTCCGGGCGTAGCTCGACGGTTCGGAACGCTCGATCACCATCAAAGTGGTGGGACATGAACATCACGAAACGCTTCACTTCCGATAAGCTGGACAAATCCACCGCAGTGTCGCCAAATGAAGCCATTCCGCCCCCCTTGGGAAAGCGACTGCATGGGGCCGTTGGCACACATCCGCTGCGTCGATAGACGCGAAATCCGGCGGCTACGGCCGCGACTCCCCAGTAGTCTGCAAATCCGCTTCCGATCAAGCCTGGATAGGACGCTTGTTCGACGCTCGTTTGTTGTTCACTCGGCACTGTGACGGATACCCGGCCATATCCATCTTGGCCGATCTGAATGCTCCGCTCGCCAGACGTGGGCTCGTCAGACTGCATGTACGCCACCACGGCAGAGCCTGCGGCGACAATCCCCAAGCCCGCGAGGACGGTTAGCCACACTGGGGCGCCAAGCATTGTTAAACCAATGCCAGCCCCAGTTGCAGCGACGTTCAGCGCCGTCAGTTGAGACGACATCGCCGCTTCTGTTGCGGCGAGTCGCGGATCTGAGGCGGCGACGCCACGACGTTTGGCGACCTCACGCATGATGCTTGCGATGGAGCGGTTGAATAGCCAGTTCCCGGCCGCAGGCGGGACGAATGAACTGGCCGTTTGTTGAGAGAGCAACGCAATCATCAATATGACGAGTAACGCTCTTTTCATCATTACCCCCGCAGACCAGTGACAACCGCCCAGCCGCATACGATTCCCCACGCGAAAAACATCAAATTCCAGAGTTCTTGGGATGGCATGGCGTGTCCTTGGCGGTGCGGATGGGCTGACGAATTGCGAAAGGGAAGTGTCTGGAGTCGATAACTGAGGAACGCCTTCAGGTACACGCTTATGACCCGGGGCCACCAGACGACGGTTAGGCTGTGTGCGGCTAGCCGACTCTGCTGGAGACCTCTGGGACCGGTTGTTTCGTTCGTCCACTACCGTGCTGTTGGAGTAGTGCATGGACAAACGCTCCGAGCATTGAGCCGATGAACGAGACAATTAGGCAGAAAACAGAGAATATGAAAATCAGTTCGTCTAACCGAGCTAATTCAACGTACATGGGAGTCTCCAACGATGGTTGATCTGTCACCGATGGTGGAAAACGCTAGGTTTGCGCTCTTCGCTTGGGCAGCAGCAGGGATCTGCGTTGTATGCCTCATCGGATGGTTCTCTTCCCCTGGCAGCTTGCTATTTCCAATAGCCGCCGTTGTGTTCGGCTTGATTTGCTTCGCCTTTGCGTCACAGACAAAGACGAGTGGTGCTGAGTTTGCTGCCGGGAAGCGTCCGGATCGCTTCCCGATATCACCGGCCGTCTATCAAGCGCCGCGGATGAAACGCAACACAACACTTGCGCCCTTGATGCCGACGTAAAGCAGCGCCATGCCTGCAGCGACTGCCGCGATTGCGAGCCCCACTTGGGTGAAGTTGATGGAGTTGCTAATGGCGCTCAAGTCGACGGCACCACTACCACCACCGCCACCTCCCTCAGCGCGAGCGACAGTAGGCACGGCAATCACGGTGGCAGCCACACCGACGCGTGCGCCGATGGTCTTCAGACGTTCAAGCATTTCTTTCATGGTTCTCTCCATTGAGTAATACCGGAGTGCGTCCGGTGCGCTGGCTTATCCCCGGCGTATGAAACCGAGGATTGCGCCTACATGGGCACTCACGACGTACAGTCCGACGACCATCGTGAATGCCAATGTCCAGAAGCCCGCCATTTGTTGAATGTCGAGCGGTGTTCCACTTGTGGGGGATGACGAGGGCAGAGCGGCCGTCACTGCGAATAGCTGGCCGTTCTCGGGCGGACACAGTTGGCGGTCTGTCGGCGTTACCACCGTCGCACTGCGAGCGGGAGTGCAGCTCAGTACGCGAATAGCTTGTTCGTTCACCGTCATCCCCCTCGATTGATGTTGCGCAGGATCTGCCACGCGAACTTTGAGCAGGCCGGTTGCGGTAGCTCGTGCGCTTCGTAAGCAAGATCGAGCGCCCCCGCGAGAACCTGCACGGTTTCGTAAAGCAGCGCGGCGGCTTCGAGCATGCGGCCGAAGCGTTCGGTGTCATCCGCGCGAATGCCGCCAATGCGGGCGATACACATGCAAGTGCCGTCAGTGGCGGTCACAGTGCGGTTGATAAGGTTAGTGGGGGCTGTCATGTCGGGACCTATACGGTTGCGGCGGTCATTGACGCTTGAGCGACTGGCTTATGGCCGAGCGCATGCACGCGGGGAGCAGGTGGCCGTCGTAATCCATGATTCGGGCGACGAGCGTGCGCATGGTTTTGCACACGAATTGGAGGCCGTCGGGACGCGTCCAGATGAAACCCTTACCGGCTTTGATGAGGCGACGCAGAGGCAGCTTGAGGCGCAGTTGACGCCACGGGCGGTAGGTAATCGGGAGAGGGCGAGGCGTACGCCGCTGTTTGATTCGAGCGGGACAGAAGCCGCCGAATAGGTCGAGAGACAGTTGGTGAAGCATCGCAACCCCCAATCCCATCACGGCCGGTCAGCGGTGACGGTGCAAAGAATCTGGCGGGGGGCCGGATAGAACTACAGGTTGTCGTCTTTTAGATAGACGACGTGAGGCTAGGCAAAGCTATGCGGCGGCGGTGGCGGTAGCCTTAGCAGCGGCGCTAGCTTTGGGAGTCGCGGCAGGGCGTGCGTCATTTGCGTAGGGATGCAACGCTACAATGCGCGGGACAAGGTGACAATCCATCGACTGCGTCATGGCGAACTCTGCGAAGTACTCGCCCTTCGGGGTCTCTTTGGCGAACTCGGGAAGAGTGATTGTGCCAACGATGCGCCGAGGGCCATCGCTCGAGTTTGGCCACAGGATGCATTGCGCAGTACGCATGTCGTAAGGACGGCCGGTTTTGCTGGATATGCCTTCACGTCGTACGACGTTGATGATGGAGACCCTCTGCTTTTCGATTGGAGAGGTAGGGTTGGCACCATCTCCGAAGGGCTGCAACGCGACAATGCGCGGGACAAGCTGGCCCTCAAATGATCGTCCGAACGCGAATTCCGCGAGGTATTCGCCCTCGCGCGAATCTTTGAGCACGTCGGGAAGTGTGATCAAGCCGACAACGGAGTCGTCTCCCTCGCTCGTCGTTTGCCAGAGGATGCAATCCGCGATGCGCATGTCGTAAGGACGGCCAGTCTTGCTGGATATGCCTTGACGTCGGGTGACTTCGAGGATGGTGAGCTTTTGTTTGCTGGTCATAGCGTGGCCCTTGGGTAGGTGAAACGTCAATGGTGGACGGCTGAGGGCGGGGCGATTTCGATAGCATCGGCGTTAGATTTCACGCCGTACTTGCGGACACCTGCATCCCATGTGCAACGCATCAGTTCAAGCTCCGCCTCCGACGAACGAGTCCGGGATGGGTCGCGAATAGTCACTATTACGAGGAATTTTCCGTTTCCTAGGTCCTCGCGGCTGATGATGAATTTGGGGTTGCTGGTCACGATAGTGCCTCCCGTTGATATTGCTGATGGGAGCATTTGCTCTCACAAACAAGTATAGGGATCATTTGATCTCATGGATTTGGGATATGTCCGAGATGTTAGACATCGGCAATCGCTTGAGAGATGAGCGCAAGCGTCTGAGCCTGAATCAGGAGGACTTCGCTTCGGTGGGAGGCGTGACTAGGCGTGCGCAGACTACGTACGAGAGCGGGAAGCGAGTTCCTGACGCTCGATATCTAAGTGCCGTTGCAGGTTTGGGTGTGGACGTTCAATACGTGTTGACAGGAGTGCGAGCCGTCGCCGTCGAGAGCAATCTTTCCCCCGACGAGCGGGCTTTACTCGACAACTATCGCCACAGTCCGCGCGAAGACCAAGCCGCACTTCGGAGGATGGGACTTGCTTTGTCGAAACCACCCTCAAGTAAGCAACGAAACGGAACAACCGGCGAAGATTAGGCGTACAGCCAAAATCATTCCCTTCAAAAAAAGGGCATAGCAGGTTTGTTGCCCGCCAACAGAGACAAAGCACGCAAAGATTCTGCGACGGTGTGCTGTCGTTAGCCAGTTTTACAAAAGTGCCCCCCACTTTACTTTTAATGATGGAGACATTCACATGGTCTGGGGGGCGCTCGCTCTATTTTTTATAGTCGTCGTTGCCGCGACACTGTCGATACGCGCTGGGCACAAAGTTCGTGGCACTGGTAGCGCAATTGATGCGTCCGCGTACTACGCGGTAAAGCCGTTAACCGCGACAGAACAAGCATTTTTTCGACTCATCGAAAGCAGTTTGCCCGGCTACGTGATCCTGGCTCAGGTGGACGCAAAAAGGATCGTGCGAACAAAGCGAAGCAAGAACCAGCAGCATTTCAATCGAGTGGCGCAGCTTTCACTGGACTACGTAATATGTCGCCGCGATTTTTCTGTTGTTGCGGCTGTCGAGCTAGACGATCCATCGCATGACCGACAGCGACAAAAAACACGTGACGAGAAGAAGGATGCGATGATGAAGGCCATCGGCGTGCGTCTCATCCGGTTTGACGTCAGACGCTATCCATCCGAATTTGACGTGCGCAAGCAAGTGCTTGGCGAAAACGAGCGGGGGGAAAGTCGGTCGATGGCCGCGTAGCAAAATGCGAGGGTGAGTCTAGAGATAGCGGATAACGGCCCACCGCATTGGATGGGCCGCAACAACGGTTACCGCACCAACCTCGGTTTCCCACCCCGCTTTGCCGCGTGAAGAATGACGTGAGGCCCCATCAACCTATCCGTCGCCACCATTGCTTCCGCAAACGTCTCGAAGTAAATCGCGTGCTCGGGGTCAGACACATGCGCTCGCCTGATTTCTCCCGCTGCCTCGTCCCAAGCGTAACCGAGGTACTTCTTGTATTCGTGGAACCAGACAACATGCCCTTCACGCGTCAACGACTTGGGGAGGTCGAGTTCGCCGTTTCCTCCATCCTTTCCGCCATTGTCGTTTGAATCGCCCATCAAAGTCTCCTTAGATGCCAGTGGATTTAGCCGTGTTTGCGGCTGAATTCATCATCGCAGGAGTGCTGTGCCATGAGTTTCAGTAACTTCCGAATATTCTGAGTGCTCGGTCGGGACTCGACAAACAACTCCCGTTCCCGACATCGGGCTGGGCATGCAATTTGATAACTATTATCAATGATGATAAAATTCCAGCTATTCCAGCCAAGCCCCCTAACGGAGGAAATCATGATTAGCGCTGAACTCGGGCGACAACTTGAGAGCTACATTGCCGAGCTTGTGGTGACGGGCCGTTACGGCTCGAAGAGTGAGGTTTTGCGCGAAGGCGTGCGACTCATTCAGGATCGTGAGACCCAGCTTGCTGCGCTCGATGCCGTCGTTGAGAAGGGCATTGCCGACGCGCAAGCAGGTCGGGGCCAACCGGCCGCCGACGTGTTCGACCGTCTCGAAAAGAAGTATCAGGCAATGGTGAACGACAAGGCATGATCGTTCACTTACTGCCCGAAGCTATCGTCGACCTCGAAGCCATTGGTGACTACATCGCGCGGGACAATCCGCGCCGTGCCGTGACGTTCATTCAGGAGCTGCGAGACAAGTGCTTGAGTCTTGCTGAGATGCCGCTAGCGTTCCCCGTGGTGCCGCGTTATGAGCGTTACGGTATCCGCCATCGCGTCTATGGCAACTACCAAATCTTCTATCGTGTGGTCGAGTCGGACGACCGAATTGACGTCGTCCATATCCTCCACAGCGCTCGCAACTACGCCGCAGTTCTGTTTCCGTGAGCCGATGCCGGTGGGGCACGTAGGGGGAGGATCGCGCTGCCAATCACTCACCCAACCGCGCCTAATACCGGCTCGTAAACTCCTCGCAGAGCCCCGAGTTTTCGTGCTGAATTTTTGCGCAGACTATTGGGGGGTATCTTTGGGACGCACTGGCAAATACGGCTTCAAGCGTTGGCCCCTTTCTGTCGATTTTTTTGTCAACGGGCGGCCGGAAAGCCTTGTCGCACCGTTGCATGTCCAGCTATGAGAATTGACAATCGGGACACCCTAACAGCCTAAAAAACAAAGAAAAATTGCTATTTGCTAACCGGATTGTGATTCCAGTCGTCGTGGGTTCGAGTCCCATCGGTCACCCCAAAATTCC